ATACCGTGATTGCTCCAATGGATAATAAAGCCTGGGATGCAGAGCTTTCGGGATATATTTTTGAGGCAGGGGCCAGCAGCCTGACTGTGCCTGTCCGGGCTTCAGCTGCAGGTGCATCGGGCAATGTGCAAAAAGGTATGGTTAGTATCATTACAGGCTCTATACCGTACGTTGATACGGTGACCAACAACACCATATTTGTGAATGGTAAAGATGCAGAGTCTGATGACGAATTCCGTAAGCGATTTATTACGTGGATAGCGTCTTTGTCTAAAGCCACAAAAGGGGCTTTGGAGTATGCAATCAGCAGTTACTCCGAAGTGACCAGTTTTACTCTGACAGAAAACCTTGCCTGGGATGGTACGCCTAAACCGGGTTATTTTTACGCTGTAGTGGAGAATTCGAGCGGTCAAAATGATAAAGAATTCCGTGAACAGGTATTCAGGTCTATTGATGCAGTTCGTGGTTTCACAATTAATTTCGGGGTCTTCTGTCCAATGGTAATTACAGTTGATGTTGTTATTTCTGTTGCAACTAAAAATCGGGAGCATGACGTAAAAGTCATTGAACAGATTAAAAAGAGAATTACCGAATACATCGCAAATCTTCATATTGGTCAGCTTCTCTCATACACCCAAATTATCAGGGTGGCATATGCCGCCAGCCCACTGGTCACTAACGTCACTTCATTAAGTCTGAATGCAGATACAGCAGACCTGGCCGCTTCCCCAAAAGAGGTAATTCGTCCTGGCAAAATTGTGGTGAGTTAAATGACTTCAGGGGATCAGAACGATATCTATGTGAGACTTCATGCTCTGCTGCCTGCGGGCTGGTTTGCCAATACCAGCCCGCTGCTCACCGGTGTGCTGGTGGCAGCAGCCCATACACTTGCATGGTGCCATGAATTGTATCGCTATGCCCAAAAGCAAACACGAATCTCAACCGCCACTGATGGCTGGCTCGATATGACTGCGTATGACTTTTTTGGCGATACTCTTCAACGTCCGTTAGAGATGCCCGATGACGCTTTTCGTAAACGGATACGGAGTGAACTCTTGCGCGAACGCGGAACGCGGCAGGCAATTATAAGCGTCCTGAATGAGCTGACAGGCAACACACCCACGGTCTTTGAACCTCAAAGACCAGAAGATACCGGTTCATATGGCGGGCCAGCATTAGGTTACAGAATGGCCGGCGGATACGGTTCATTACTGACGCCTTATCAGGCATTCGTCGTTGCACGCAGTGGCAAAATCTCGGGTTTGCCCTACATTACAGGTTATGGCAGTAATTCATCCGGATACGGTACGCCTTCGTACGGGCAATACGTTTCACTGGACAAGTTACGGGGTGAGCTGAGCGATGCACAAATATACGCTGCGGTGGCTGCAGTGAAAGTCGAAGGCACCACCGTGTGGGTCAGGCTGCATTAATCCCTCATTTACTAAACTTTTTGCTGGCCACCTTCACGGTGGCCTTTATTTTGGGAATTATTATGGATCGTCAGATTGTTTATCCAGGGCAAATTCCGCTCGAAACGGACCTGTTAAATACTAACAAATTTGCAATGGTAGGCCTGGCCAAACTAGCCGCTGCCATCATGGGTCAAAATACCTGCCTCTGCGGACTTGAATGCACGCCTGGTGTTCCAGAATCAATGATGATCAACGTGGGGCAAGGGCAGATATATGCTCTTCAGAGCATCGATGATTCGGCTTATTCCTCGCTGGCTCCAGACACGACGAAAAGCATCCTAAAGCAGGGGCTGTTCATGACCCCAACGTCATTCACGCTCAAGGCTCCCGTTACGGAGGGGCAGAGTATCAACTACCTGATTCAGGTTACGTATAGCGATGTGGATACGGGACCATCAGTGTTGCCCTACTATAACGCAGCCAATCCGGCCATCGCGTATAGTGGGCCTGACAATACAGGAGCTGCGCAAAGTACGACCCGTTCGGGTGTCTGTCACGTTGCGTTAAAAGCTGGCATTGCAGCAGCCACGGGTAAACAGATGACACCGTCCCCCGATGCCGGCTATATATCTGCATGGGTTGTAACGGTGCACTTTGGAGATCATGTAGTAACTGCAGATCACATCCGTCCTGCTGATGGCGCACCATTCCTGCCACATGACGGCTTCATCAGTGCGATTCAGCAGGGCAGTTTGACTTACGGAGAAGACACCGGAACCGCCAATCAATACCAGCTTTTGATTCATCCCGCCGTGAGGCAGCTAAGTGACAGTATGCGTTTGCGTTTCCGGGCTAGTAATACCAATACGGGACCCTCATCATTGGCGGTGGGGCAACTGCCGGCAACCAGCATATTGACTAATGAGCATCAACAATTGCAGCCTGGGGACGTTACTGAAGGACAGATTGTGGAAGTGGAGTGGAACAGCGCGTTGAATGTATGGATTCATTGTTCCGCTATTAGCAGTTACAGCAAAGTGGAGTCAGATAAAAAATTCTATTCCTGTGCTGGAGGCAATATTGGCGGCGATGTTGTCGTGGAAGGGATTTTGAAGGTCGACAAAAATTTGCTTGTAGGAGAGGCCGAGCTGACTGATGAAGGTGACTTGAAAGGTAAACAGTGGGATGGGAGTCTTAAAAAGTGGATTAAAGGACTGTTGCCTAAAACCACTGGAAATTCGGGGGCCTGGTATTACAAATCAACCAACAAGAGACTCATTATTCAGGGGGGAAGAATAGAGCGTTCCGGCCAGACAACCCGCGTCGCATTTCACATCGTTTTTCCTTCTCAATGCCTCAATGTCCAGTTTTCCTTAAACAAAAAGCACAAAAAAAGTGTCGAGAATCCTTATGTCAACGTGATAGACAACTCACACTTTGAGCTGGTCGCGGGTTCAGGTGAAACCGAATTCTATTGGGTTGCATTTGGCCACTAAAAGTAGGGGGGAATGATATGAATATTGGATTCAGTGCAAAAACGAAAGCTTTCTACGACCTTGATGAGAAGGCGGTATATATTCAAAATGGTTCATGGAGTGAAGATGTTAAAAGCATATCAGAAGTGCTCTGGCTGAATCACTGTGGCCAGCCTCCAAAGGGAAAAATTCGTGGTGCTGATGAACACGGTATGCCTTGCTGGATTGATGCTCCAGAACCTACCGAACGGGAGCGTATAGCGGAAGCCGTAAATATAAGAAATGCGATGTTAATGACGGCTGACACCGAAATTCGCCAGTTAAAGATTATTGAAGAAATTTGTGCATTAACGAGTGAAGAAACTCAGAGACTTATGTCATGGAAAAAGTATCTTGCTGATGTATACCGCATCGAACCGGGAAATGTTAGTTCCATTCGCTGGCCAGATGTTCCAGTGTAAAAGATGATTAAGCTGCGGCAATTCTAGCTGAGAGAGCTGATTTTATCAGCTCATTGCTTGAGGCAGGAATTGTTTAAAAATGATAACCCACACTCAGTGATGCAGCGTGCAGGCTATTGTAATCCTGATTTTTCTCTGCTGGCGCCCCTTCATATCCTGCTGCAAGTGTGAGCGTATCAGTAACATTCAGGATAACGCCGGCACCAAATGCAACATTATTGAAAGAGTGGGAACCATTTCTTACCGCTTTATTCGTGACCTTATCATGTAGAAGGGGCTTATCCATTCTCAAATGATATAATCCAAAAGCGCCATAAACAGTCAAAAGATCGTTTATGCGTAAGGATGGGCCAAACATGGCAGAATAATACTCCGTGTCTTGTGTGGCTTTTTTATCAGTCTTGACCCTGATACGTCTGCCATTGATGTCCTTCTCATTGTGAAACTCATCAGTGTCATCCCAAAAATTCTTTAAGGCCGTCAAAGATCCAACAATACCGAACATGCTCTCGGGCTCGTAGATCATTTTAAAGTTTGGTCCATGAAGGCTGCCGTAACCCTCAATGGATCCGTGCTCATAACCAAATAACATTGTGGCACGGTCTGGTATATACAAGGCTTTTGCATTCATGCAAAAAATACAGGATAGTGCGGTGATTATTTTGATTAATTTATTTTTCATTTATAGTTCCGCAGTAATTCAATCAGATATGAATAACAAAAGCCCCCTTACGTATATTGAGGGGGCGTATTTGATCAGAAACGATAGCCAACACTCAGCATAACAGCATTGATGGGATGTAATTTTTCATCAAACCTGACTCTTGAACCTTCATACCCCATATTGAGACTTAAATTGTCGGTAATATTAGCAGTCATGCCAAAGCCGTAAGCGAATCGGTTAGTGTTAAAGCTGGCGGAGGAAGTTTTATTACTACTTAAGTTAGCGGCTGAGGTTTTATCGATTTTGCTATGCGATATACCAGCCAGTGCATAAATGCTAATGGATTCATTTAAACGCAGAGTTGGACCAAACATCGCAGAGTAATATTCAGCACTGTTGCCTGGTTTTGTTGATGATGATCCTTTATGTTTTCTAATACCGTTAGTTATTACGTCCAGGTCTGACCGCAGAGCTGTCACTGAACCCATGATTCCTACGGGTAAATCGGGTTCATACTGAACCGTTAGATTCCCCCCATAGAGAGAACCGAAGTCACGAAGTTCCCCTTGTGAATAGCCCATGGAGATGGTCGTTCTGTTTGCATTAACATTGTAATCAACAGGTGAAGCAATGGCTGCCCCACTTGTAATTGAGGCCAAGAT